GGGCTGGTGTTTCGCGGTCCGTTTCTTCCCGACCGGGGCGAGGTTCTGGGCGTTGGCCACCATCGCCCGCGCCGGTTCGATCAATACGTTTTTGATCTCCGGGTCGGTGTCGTCCAGCTTGATCCCGACCGTGTTCAGGTTCTTGATCAGTTCCCGCCAGCCGGTGAGCGAGAACGCGACCTTCGGCCCCTTTCCTACCGCCATATCACACGTGAAGCTGAACCGTGACCGTGGTCCAGGACTGGCCGCCGGTCAGGTTCGCGGTCAAGGTTTCCATCGCGGGCGCGGCGATCGCCGCCGGGGCGGTGTACAGCCCGGTCGGGCTGACGGTCCCTAACGCCCCCGGGGCCAGAACCCAGGTGAACGCGGCCCCAGCAATCGGAACCCCTGCGGAATCGGTCGCCGTCGCGGTGAACTGAAGGGTTTCCCCCGGCCCCAGGTCCGCCATCGTCGGCGTGATCGCGACCTGGGAACCGGCTTCCCGTACGGTGTATGTGAAGCTGGACGCGTTCGTCCGGTCATTACAGGACATGGAGTGAGTCGTCCCGCCGCCGTCGAACATCACGCTGGCGTTACTGACGGTGTACGGGGTCCCGGCGATATAAGCGTCCAGGGCGTCGAAGACCGCCTGGGCGGCGGCTGTATCGAACGGGGTCGGCTGCGTACTCATAAAACCTCCTGGCAGGACATGGTCAGTTGGACCCGCCGCCGCGTAATGTCGGTGATCCCGGTAATGTCGTACAGGTGGGGGCCGTCCTGAATCCGCCAACGGTGGTCGACGTCACTCCGGTAGCGGATGACGACCGACACCAGGACGTTTACCGTTTCCCTTCCCGCCTCGTTGGTTTCCATTCCGAAGGTCGGGTTCACCGCCGCCCAGACGGTCGCCGCCGGGTTCCAGGCGACAATCTCGTCTTCGAATTCGTTGTAGAGCGGCTGGAGCAAAGTTACCCGCCGGTCAAGGTCGCCAGCGGCCAGACTGGGATCGCGGGCCATCAGTAATTCGGGAAGTCCCGCTCCAGATGCAACAGGTCTTTATAGGCCAGGGGAATCTTCGCGACCTTATCGCCGCCGGTCGCCTCGCGATTCCGATACCAATGGGCGATCAACATCAGGCACGCCTGTTTCACGTTTTCCGCTACGGTGTCGTCGATCTGATACCGCAGAATATTTTCGGCGTGAATCCTGGCGGCCATTTCGTACAACGTGAGCAGTTCGTCTTCGTCGGTCTGGTCCAGTTCGATCCGGCACTGGAGCTTGATCTGGTCCAGGGTCAGGACGGGTGGCCGAAGGGACGCAGACTCTGACGGCGGGACCGGCGGGACCAGATCGGAATAGGTCACACCGCCCCAGGGAACCACCGCCGCACCCGGGGCGATGGTGACCAGATCGCGGATAAAGTTATCCTGGTCCTCATACGCCCCTAGCGGAATGATCAGTTCGGAAACCGGCGGGGCGGGAATCCGAACGTGCGGAACCACGGGCGGCAACGGATCGCCGGGGTTCAGGATAATATCCCGTTCCCCGGTTTTCCGTTCCGCTGGTCCTGGTTGGACCCGGAGTCGCGCCAGTCCCTTGTCGATTAACGCGGCTCCGATCTGATCGGGGACATTCAGGACACCGCCCGCTTTAAGGGTCATCCCGTTGCCCAGAACGATATCCTTCAATGCCTGAATGACCATCGCGGTTTACTTCACTTTGTTGTTGGCGGGTTTTTCGGTCGTCAGTCCGCCGACCTGATCGGGTCCGCTGAACAGGCCGATGGGCGTGCCGCCGACGCAAGGCGGACACTGGAACGGACCGGCGACGAACGCCTGGGGAACGAAGACCGCAAACGCGACCCGTTCTTCGGCGCGGATCGTCACCAAGTTGCGGACGAAGTCGTCCTCGTTCTGGTACGCGATCTCTACCGTGATCGTCTCCCGGTCGAACAGGGTGCAGTTCCCGGGGAACGCACCGACCAGGAAGTCTCCGACCGCCATGTTCGGCGTGGTGACGACAGGAAGTCCCCATAACCGCATCAGCCCGTCTTCCCGGGGGGCGCGGTCGTTCAGGACATAACTGCCGAAACTGGTTTTCATCATCTCGATTTTGGCCTCGTCGGTCGGATTCAAGATGATCGCGGTCGGGAAGTAAAACAGGTTCTCGATGTGGGTTTCCGCGATGTTCAGTTCGTCCATCGAGGTGAACGTGTTATTGGTTCCCGGGGCGGTCCAGAATGTCGCGAGCTTGGTGGCTTGCGGCATCAGGCCGTACAGGTGGCCCGCCGAATTGTCGCCGTACAGGATCTCGCGGTCCTCTTTCAGCATCACGAAAATATTCAGCTTCTGCTGAATCGTCGACATGATGAAGGGGACGTCGGACACCATCTGGCGGGAAACCTTCACGAACGAGGCGATGGTCCGCACGTTGGCGGTCGCCTCTGTGTACGTGACACCGGCCTGGAATTTCTTGTCCCCTTCCAGGACTTGGTAGTCGGCCCCAGGTGTCGCCCAGGTTTCCTTCACGTACTCGACCGCGTTGGTTCCGTCGAGCGGGACCACGGGGACCACGTCCCGCATCATCAGCGGCGGAAAGGGCTGCGGGACCAGCCCGTAACGGTACGGGAAGATCGGGAACCCGCCGACCGGCGGCGTAATCGTGGTCGGTCCACCTTCGATGATGGTGGCGGCCTTGGTGTAGTCGGGCCGCAACCGCCCCTTGACGGTGGTCTGCATCGCGAACCGCCCGTTAAAGGTACAGTTCTTGAACGCGTCGGACTCGACGACCATCTGGGCGATCCCCTTCGGTTCGTACGAGACGGACCCGGCACCCGGGGCGCGGCTGGTCCGTTGGGCAACGGCTTTCAACTGTCCTTCCAGGTCGGCTACCTTGGTAATCGCGGTGTTCGCGACAGCGAACAGGGCGTCGTGTTTCTTCGTCATTTCCACGTCGAGTTTCTCGACCTTTTCGCGGCAATCGGAATCGGTGTAACCCCTGGCATCGCGGATCGCGATTCCTTCCTTCACCGTGTCCATCCATTCGGCCCGAAGTTTCTGAAGGACCAGGGCGTCGTCGGCGGTTAGTTGCGGTTGTGTGGCCATCTATGATTTCTCCGTCTGCGCGGCCAGACCACGCAGGAATCTATGAGCGTTGGTGCCGTCGGGCGTCCCACGCGACGACTGTTTCAGTTCCGACGCCAGACGGAGTATCCGCTTGGAATCGGACCGTGAGAAATTACCGGCGTCCCGCAGGAACTTCTCGAAATCGCGGAAAGTTTTAACGTCACTGACGAACGCTTTCGGCTGGGCCGGGAACGGGGTCAGGGAAACTTCCCATAGGTCGATCTGGTTTATCTGGCGGACCCCGGCGGCGTCGTCCCATTCCCAATCGCTGGTGGTAAAGCCAATCGACAGGCCCATACGATAGCCGACCGCCGCCGCCCCCTTCAGCATCTGGTACGCGTCGTTCCCTTCCCGGGTCCCGGTGATCAGTTGGCCGCTCAACAGCAGACCCTTCATGTCCTCGACCAGGGACGTGGAGAATCCCAGCGGTGGGGCGTCGAAATTGTGGTTGTACAGAATCGGGACCAGTCCCTTTTTATCGACGATGGTCTGGCCGAATGCGCCGGGAGCGATCCGGTCCCCTTGAAGGTCCTTCGCGTACGCGGCGGCGTAACCCGAAAACAGGCCGTCGTTCCCTTCGTCGGTCTTACATTCGAAGGGGAACGATTTGTACTCCATCACGGCGGCGTCGGTCGGCATAACTTTACTCCTGTGCTGGTTGCGGTTCAGAGGCTAATGGCGGCGTCGGTGTCGGCTTCGGCGGCGGCGGGGGCGGGGTCTGTTCCCCCGGTTCCGTCGCGACCATGTTCAGCGGCGTCAGGCGGGTATCGCCACCCTCGAAAGTATTCATATCCTCGCTGGTCAGAATGTCGTTGGCACTGAGCCAGCCCCACTGCCGCCCGACCGCGTAACTGTCGTATCTGGTCTTCACGTCCCCCCGCTCAAACGCGTTCAGGTTGAACCGCCACGTTACGTTGGGTTCGGGGACCAGGGTCTTATCGACCCCTTGTTCCAGGCAGCGGACGTACGGGTACAACGTGTACCGGACGAACTCAATCGACTGCTGCTCCACGCTGGCGTAGGTCGGCTTATCCATTGCCCCGATCAGGTGGGGCGGGACCCCGAAGATTCTGGCGATTTGTTCGACCGAAAATTTCTGTTCCTCGATGTACTGAAGCTGTTCGGGCGGGATTCCAATCGGGGTATACTTCATACCCTCTTCCAGAATCGCGACCCGGCCCGCGTTACCCGGCCCGCTGTGAATGTCGGTCCACGAAGCGCGGATGCGGTCGTGTTGGGCCTGTTTCAATTGGCCGGGATATTCCAGGACCCCGCCCGGTTGGCCGCCGTTGTTGTACAACGCGGTCGCGTACGTGGTCGACGCGGTTGCCAGACCGAACGTCATCTGGTGATACACCAGGACCGGCAACCCGAAGTAGCCGTCGAGGGTGAACATGCGGAAGTGAATAATTTCGCTGTCGGTGAAGATGGTCTGCCGTCCGATGGAGTCGTAATAGTAGTAGCTGATGGTCCCGTCCCCGTTGATGACCATCGTTACCCTGGCCGAATTCAGCGGCCATAATCCGACCACCTCCCCGTTGAGCCGGTCGACCCAGGTAAACGAATTCCCGTACAGCATCAGCCCTAGCAAGGTCGGCTGCAACCATTGCTGCATGGTCATCATGGGATTCGGGGACTGGGTCAGAAGCGGATACAGGGAATCGGTCGCGGCCTTTTCCTTCCCGGCGTCGGTGATCCGTATCAGGTCAGTCGGCAGGGACGCCAGGGAAGTAGAGATCAGACGGCAACAGCCC